TGACCTGACGAACAAGTTTGAGGATGGGCCGCCATGCCTTCAACACATAATGACCATGGGCTTCCCAGAAGGTGGACGAAACATTTCTTTGTTCAATGTGGGCGTTTATTATCGCAAGAAGAACCCTGACGACTGGCAAGAAGATCTGATGAGGTTCAATTACGAAAGCATGAGCGAACCCCTGCCCTCTGGTGAGGTCAATGGCCTGATCAAGTCTGTCAGCAAAAAAGACTATGCCTACACTTGCAAGCAATCTCCAATTTGCAACTATTGCGAGAAGTCCAAGTGCATGAAGCGAGAGTTTGGCATTGGTGGGATCGGTGGTGGTCAAGCCATAGAGATAGATGCCATCACGAAGTACGAAACTGAGAACAGACAATCCGTGCGATGGTACATCGAGATAGGTGGTGAGCGAATAGAAGTCACGACCCAACAACTTTTGGACCAACGCCAACTGCAAAAGCTGTGTGTTGAAAAGCTCAACAAGTGTCCGAGCACAATGCCAGGACAGCGTTGGGAACAGCGCATCAACGAGCTGTTGACCAGTGTTGAGGTGATCTTGGACCCAGACGATGCATCACCCCAAGGCCAATTTGAAAAGATGCTTGACAGCTTCCTGACTGGCAAAGTCCAAGCTCGCCAAAGAGACGAGATCATGAATGGCAAGCCATGGCACGACATTGACGATGGAAAGGTTTACTTCCGATCAGAAGACCTATTTATTTATCTTGAGGCTAGGAGGTTCAGATATCCATCCCAGCACCAAGTCTGGTCTTGGCTCAGGACTGTGGGTGGTGACCGCAAGGCATTCCGAATCAAATCTAAGCCAGTCAAGGTCTGGTCTGTTCCGGCTCCAGACTTCTATCAAGACGACGATGACTTGAATATTCCGAGTGGCGTGACAGAGGAGTTTTGAAATGATAAACCGTGATGAATATGAAAGAGTCTGCGAAGAAAATCGTGAGCTTAAAGAAAGGCTCGAAAAGATAACAAGAGAGCTGTTCGTGGTTTATTGCACAGCCAAGAAAGTTTTAGGGGGAGAAGATGCTGCTGGAAAAGAATAAGTTAGCCAAGGCCAAGTTTGCGGAGATCCTTGAAAGAAACCTGCAACCCAGACCAGAAGCATACCATTATGCAGAGGCTGTTGTTTGTGATTTTTGCGGCCAATACACACGTGGCAAGATTTACAAGAAATGGAGCCTCCATGAACTCGCATTGCGCACAACAGTCGACTGCGATTCATGCTTCACAGAACTCTTTCAGAAAGGAATAGAATATCATGAGGAAAGTCCAGATCATCCTCGGACCTCCAGGAACGGGCAAAACAACCAAGCTGCTGGGGATAGTTGAGGACGCACTCAAGCGCGGCATTCCCCCAGAGCGCATTGCTTACTTAGCCTTCACTCGCAAAGCAGCCCACGAAGCTGCAGAGCGTGCAATGGATCAGTTTGGTTTCGATGAGAGCAGGTTCCCATATTTCCGGACACTTCATTCTTTGGCCTTCAAAGAACTAGGACTGCAACGAGATGAAGTAATGACCAATAACCACTATCGCAAATTTGGCAAGGCAATGGGTGTTGAATTCAAAGGCATATATGATGAAGATCTTGGCATTCACACTGGTGATGGCTTGGGGGACAAATGTTCACGAGTTGAGTCTCTGGCTAGAGTTGGCCTACGCACAGTTGAACAACAACACCACATTTCCAAGATCAATGACCTGACCCTGCATGCGGTGCGACAATATGATTCTGCGTTGCGTGTTTATAAGCATGACAATGGATTGCTGGACTTCACTGACATGTTGGAGCAATATGAGTCCGCACTGCCAGTCGACATTTGCATCTTTGACGAGGCGCAAGACTTGAGCTCATTGCAATATCGAATGGCAATCTTAGCCAGCAGCCAAGCCTCAGAAGTTTACATAGCAGGGGACGACGACCAAGCCATCTTTGGCTGGGCAGGAGCAGACGTTGCCAAATTCCTGTCATTGAAAGGTGAGCGAGTCGTGCTGCCCCAAAGCTATCGCATCCCCAAAGCTGTGCACAATCTTGCGTTGGAAGTTGTCAGCCGCATCAAGAACAGATATGAAAAGCCATGGTCACCACGCCAACAGCAAGGTTCTGTCGAGTGGGTGGCTGACGAACAACAAGCTGACTTCTCTGGGCAGGGGACTTGGATGTGTCTCAGTCGCAGCAAGTATCTGCTCAACAGGTTCAAGCAATCCGCAAGGCAACAAGGCTATGCATACCTGTTGAACGGCAAGCACTCCTTGGACAATGAAGAAACCAAAGCAATCTTGAGTTGGCAAAGGCTGAAGTCAGGCAAGCACCTGACCGTGCATGAAGCCAAGAACATAATCAAGTTTTTCTCTTTCACAGTTGACCTGCCTAAGAAAGAGTCATATGATCTCAATGATCTGGGTCTGCCAGACGAGGCAAAGAATCTTGATTGGATGACAATGTTAAAAGGCATCGCCCCAGACGAGCGGGAATATCTCCGATCTTGCTTGCGCAATGGGGAGAAGTTTTCGAACAAGCCAAGAATATCAATCTCAACAATCCACCAGTCCAAAGGTGGTGAGGCTGACAATGTGGTCTTGACAACTGACATGGGTCGATTGAGTTGGGAGAATTCACACACCGACGAAGAGAATCGAGTGTGGTATGTGGCATTGACCAGAGCCAAAGAGAACTTGTTTGTCGTGCGTCCTCGCAATTTGATGCACTATCAGCTATGAGTAAGCTCTTGGAAACATTGGGAGAAAAATTATTTTCATCAAAATTGAATTTTTTTGTTGCCTTCTCCTGCGACATCAGCGATACTACGATTGTCAACTGAGAAAGGAAATGACATGAACAACCCAACCTTCGCCCTCGACATCAAATCTCTCGTCGTCAAAGCCTACGTCAGCAGCAAAGTTGCACGGTCACAAGGCAACGGCGCGATCATCTTCACCTCTGCTGAAGAGCTGCTGGCTGACCGCAACATCACAGGCAAGATCCTTGTGGACGCTTTCAATGAAGTCTCCCTCAAGACTGTCAAAAAGTTTTCCGACAACAAGACTGCTGCTCGTCGTTACATGGCTGCGATTGGTGGCCTGCACGTCGACCCCACAGGTTGCTGGGACACTGGCTGGGACGTGCCCACCTCCAAGCCAACCCCACAGGTCGCTGCACTCCCAGGAATGACACCACTCGGTCTCCCTGCAGACAAGTCAGCGCCAGCCATCAAAGGTGCTCTCTCCGAGATTGTCGTCACAACCACTGACATCACCCCACCAATGCCAACCAAGGCTCGCGGTGCATTCGCTGGCAAGACAATCCGCGTGATTGAGCTTGACAATCCTCGCAAGGAAGGCACTCGTGCCCACAAGACATATAGCCTTTACGTCTCTGGTGGCAGCTACGAAGATCTGGTTGCGAACGCTGCTGGCTGGAGCACCAAAGGTGGCGTCAGAGAAGATGTTGCCCATGACATTAAAAAAGGACGCATCGAGCTGATATGACCTGCAAAGATTGCTATAAGCCAAAACTCAACGAGCAGGAGATTCGCCTCTTGCTCGTTGCGCTTGATGCTTGTATATTCCCGATTGAGCAATCCGTGCCACAAGCAATAACAACCCATGCAGCGGCCAAGAGAGCCGAACGCAAACTCAGGAAGATGTTGGAGGAATAATGGTAGCGATTTATGGAGCAGGTCTGGCAGGATTGCTGGCAGCTAATATGTTGAGGGGGATGAGCCCAACTGTGTTTGAGGCTCAAGGCTCCCTGCCCAACAACCATGGTGCGCTGTTGCGCTTCCGTAGCGACAAGGCTGGCACAGCTTGCGGCATCCCTTTCAAGAAGGTGCACGTGACCAAAGCAATCAAGTACGACGGCAAGATCACCACTGAGCCAAACCTGTTCCTGAGCAACATGTATTCCCAAAAGGTCACAGGCTCAATCATGAGCCGATCCATCAACAACCTCTCCGCAGCATCACGCTACATTGCCCCATGGCACCTGATCAGGGACATGTCCATGGGCGCAGAAATATCTTACAACATGAGCTTGTCCGAATACTCAATCGCCAACACTTCCGGACCAATCATCTCGACCATACCAATGCCAGTGTTGATGAAGATCGTCGGTTGGGACGAGATCCCAGACTTTCCCAAGCAAAAAATATACACCATCCGCGCAACCATTGACAAACCGGACTGCGATATATATCAGACCATTTATTACCCAGACCCGACAGTCCCACATTACAGAGTTTCAGTCATCGGCAATGTCGTGATCTGTGAGGCTGCTGTGCCAATAGAATCAAAGCCAGCACCCCACATAATGAGCATACTGATGGATGACTTCGGGTTCAGACCTATGAAGATAACCAACATCACCTCATCGACTCAAGAGTACGGCAAGATTCGTCCGATCGATGAGCGTCTGCGGAAAGAATTCATTTTCCAAATGACCACCCAACACAACATCTATTCAGTTGGCAGGTTCGCAACATGGCGACAGATCTTACTGGACGATGTAGTCGACGATGTAAAAGTTGTCGAAGAATTCATTCGGGGGAAGTCTGACTATGCCCGATGGATGCACTCTCAGAAAGGAGAAAATCAATGAAAGTGGAACTCGTAAATTATACCTCTGACGCTGTTGACCTGCTGTTGTTCACCAAGAACACAAGGCTGATGGACGACGAGGATGCCTATGGCAAAATCGCTGGATGGTCTGAAACAAAGAAGCAGGAGGAGCTAGACTACATGCTCCAAACAATCCGCTCATCTTGGGAATTCATTGACTACACATTCAACATTCGAGATGTCAGTCGTGGGTTCACCCATCAGTTCGTCCGGACTCGCCAAGCCTCATACGCCCAACAATCTCAACGAACAGTTGACATGTTTGGCTTCAGCTATTACACTCCAGAGCGCATTGAGCAAAACCACGAAGCTCTGGAAGAATATGACAAGGCAATGGCTGACATAGCTGACGCATACCAAAGGCTCCGGAAGTTTGTCCCCGCAGAAGATGCACGTGGTGTCTTGCCGACTAACATCCACACCAACATCGTCGCGAAGTTTAACTTGCGCACACTGAGCGAGATGGCCAAGTCACGCCTCAGCCCACGAGCTCAAGGTGAATATCAACAGGTGTTCAAGCTGATGGTCAAGGCTGTTGTCGCGGTGCACCCATGGGCTGATCCTTTCTTGACCCCAACACAGTGGGCCGCACCATCAATGGGAAAGGCTCTGAACAAGCCATGAGCAAGAAATATGAAGATGATCTGATAATCGCTGTGCGGGAAAACAAGAAGCACATGACCGTCAAAGAGATCATGGAGAAGCACAGCCTGAAGGAGCATGAAGTCAAGTACATCCTTTATAATCCTCATTGCACGTTGCTGGAGGACAAACCAATACCTGTGGACTACGTTGTTGATGATGCTGCGTTTGAGGAGCCTGAAGACTTCCAAAAAGACGAACGGTCAATAGTCAATGGCTTCAGGAAAGCATTTAAAGGATTATTCGAAAAGTAAGGATCGTGCTGAGAAAGGAAATGGCATGAATATTTTCTACCTAGACCACAACCCTGTGGAAGCTGCAAAGATGCATTGCGACAAGCATTGCGTCAAAATGATCCTTGAGACTGCGCAGCTGCTGTGCACTGCTCACAGAGAGCTCGATGGTGACTACTGGGCTGACATGGTTGGCTTGTATAAGTCTACCCACAAGAACCATCCGTCTGCTGTTTGGGTGCGCGAGAGCTCTGCGCAATATTGGTGGGCTTGCGGATTGTATGTCCAGCTTGGTTTGGAATACACAAGACGATACGGCAAGACCCACAAGAGCATGGGTCTGGCTCCATTCTTGACAATTTCACCAATGTGGATTGATCGTCTGGCTTGGCGAGAACCGCCTCAGTGCATGCCTGATGAATACAAAACTGACTGCACTGTGGAAGCATACAGGAATTATTACAATGGTGCCAAGGCAAGGTTCGCAGCTTGGAAAGACAAGGAGGCTCCAGAATGGTTCGAGACGGTGCAGTGATTGTTGACATTGATGGGACGCTGGCTGATTGTCGTCACAGATTCCATTTGTATGAAGCGAAAGATTATGAAGCATTCAATGCAGCCAGCAAGGATGATGATCCGATTGATGCTGTTGTTGATTTGGTGCGCAATCTGCCTAAGTGGACTTGGATTGTAATAATGACCGCTCGGGACGAATCATTCAGAGACGTGACCATGAGTTGGCTCAACATGAATGACATCCCATTCAACCATCTGTTGATGAGGCCAGCAGGTGACAAGCGCAGAGACGACATTGTCAAGCGAGAATTGTTCAATGCCAACTACAAAAAAGAACAAGTCTGGTTTGCTCTGGAAGACCGCAAAGTCTGCGTTGACATGTGGAGAGATGAGGGCATAACTTGCCTGCAGGTTCAGGAGGGGAATTTCTGATGGAACTTAGATTGGTCGGCAACGACATTGAATTTGACAGGCAAAAAATTGCAAGGCTTTTTGACCTCAGCCCTGCCCTGCGGATGTCTCTGGAGGAGGCTTTCAAGAAGTCCAACGAGCACGACGAATCCGTCGATGCAGCATACCAAGAAGGGAGGGCCGAAGGTGAATGGTGGCGTGTCGAATGAGCAGTCCTAAAGATCCATCAGACATTCTGCAAGAGATGGCAGAAACATTCCGAGAGCGGAATAAAGTCTACGGCGACAACTACAAGACCGTCGGAGAAGTGATGATCAGTTTGTTCCCCAATGGGGTGCAGCTCAACACAGTCAGCGATTACAACAGCTGGCATCTGTTTGAGTTGATGATCGTCAAGATCACTAGGTTCGCAAACAGCAACCTGAAACACAAAGACTCAATTCATGATGCAGCCGTTTATGCGGCCATGGTTGAATATCTCATCAAGGAGGAGAAACAGTGAGCAACATTTTAATCACAGGCACAGGCAAAGGCTTGGGCAAGGCAATGAAAGAAAAGCTGATCAGCCAAGGCCACAAAGTGATCAGCTTCAATCTTGAGGATGGCAGGGATGTCCGCAGTCCAGACATTTCTGACGTCTGGCGTCAGAAAATTGACGTGTTGATAAACAATGCTGGCGTCAACATAATCGATTGGCTGGAAAACTTCGAGGAATCAGACTGGGACAAAGTCATGGACACCAACGCCAAAGGCATCTACATGATGACCAAGGCTTGCTTGCCAGGACTGATCAAAAGCAAAGGCACAGTCATCAACATCGTAAGCAATGCAGCCCACATGCCTATGACTTGTTCTTTGGCCTACAATGCGTCCAAAGGTGCTGCCCACATCATGACGTTGCAGATGGCCAGAGAGCTGACCAAGAAGCATGGCATAACAGTTTTTGGGATAGCCCCTAACAAACTCTCTGGCACTGGCATGAGTGATGACATCGACAACCAAGTGGTTGCCACTCGTGGCTGGACCAAAGAGCATGCCCAGCAGTATCAACTCAATGGTCTGTTGACAGGCGAAGAAACGCCACCAGAAAGGCTGGCAGAATTTGTCGCTTTTTTACTTCAATCAAAAGATCACCACAAGTACCTGACTGGGTGCATCCTTCCATATGGAGCCTGAAATGAAATTCCAAATTGAACAAATAGCAATCGTCCCGAAAGATCCAATCGCAGCCAAGAAGCTGTTGTCAGAGATTGGGGCAACTGATTGGGCTGAAGATCACGTTGTCGCAACTGGCAATGTTTTCGGCGTTCGCGACACCAACGAAGCTGACTTGTCTTTCAACTATGACCTGTTCTCCGGCAAAGAGTTTGAAGTTTTGGATTATACTTCTGGCCCCAACTGGATTGATTCAAGAGGATCAAGGAACACAGTCAGCCACCTAGGGATGCATTGCAGTGCAGAAGATCTTGTGCATTGGCGAGCGTTCTTCGCAAACCGTGACATCGAAGTGGCGCAAGAAGTTTTCACCGACTCCCACACCAATCCCGTGATTGCAGGAAAACGATCTTACAATTACGTCATATTCGACACGAAGAACATACTGGGCGTTGACCTCAAATTCATCGTTAGGATAAATAAAGATGCTGATAGTCTTTGATCTAGAAACCACAGGTCTGCCCAAAGCGGAAGGTTCTGATCTTGACATGCAGCCCAAGATTATTGAATTCGGTGCGATCAAGCTTACTGAAGAGCTCATTGAGGTTGATCGCCTTGAATTCTTTTGCAACCCCAAGCACATGCTCGATCCAAAGATCACCAAGATCACAGGCATAACCGACGACATGCTCAAAGACCAAAAGCCATTCATCGCACACCTCGACAGATTGAATGAATTCTTTTTGGGAACCAAGCGGATGTTTGCCCACAATCTTGGCTTCGACAGAAAGATCTTGAAATTTGAGCTTGAGAGGCTAGACAAGGTCACAAGCTTCCCTTGGCCTTATGAGCACACCTGCACAGTTGAGGTTGGCCAGAGAGTCTGGGGGAAGATGCGCAAGCTGGGCGACATATACGAAGAGCTCTTCGAAGAGAAGATAGAAGGCTCTCACAGGTCAATGAATGATGTTGAAGCAACGCTCCGGATCATTGATTGGTACGCAAAGGAAGGACACATATAAATGTTGAACCTCAAGACACGCACAGAGTATTCGTTCCGCAAGGCATACGGCCCCATACAAAAGGTTGTTGAGTGTTTTGAAGACAAGGCTGTTGGAATATGCGACACAGGAACATGGGGCCACGTCGCATTCTCCAAGCACTGCAAAAAGTCTGGCATCAAGCCTGTGTTTGGTGTTGAGATATCTGTGGTCTTAGATGCCAATGACCGTTCCAAACAAGCCGACAATCCGATGTCATTTCTGGCTTGCAACAATGATGGGTTGGCTGAGATATATGAGCTTGTGTCCCGCAGCACATCCAAAGAGAATTTCTACTATTATCCCCGCATAAGCTATTCAGACCTGTTCGATGTCAGCGAAAACGTGATAATGTTGTCCGGATCGCACCCAGACTGGTCGATGCTTCCTTTGACCAAAAAACACAATCTTTACGTCGAGCTTGGACCAATGAGCTCTCCGAAGTCAGCTGAGTGGGCTGCTCAAAAAGGCTTCAAGACCATAGCCACCAGCGACAACTTTTATCCCAAGCCATCGGACAAAAAGGCTTACGAGGTTTTGTGTGGCCGTAACCGTACAGATCGCAGTGGGCCCATGCACATTCTTGATGAGTGGGAGTGGAAGGCTGCTGTGCCTTGGGGGACGCAAGAAGCCATCGACAACACCTACAAAGTTGCAGAGCTTTGCAATGCTGATCTGCCAGTTGCGCAAATGATCGCATTCCATTCAAAAAAGACTTTGCGAGAGCTTTGCGAAGATGGTGCTCCGGCACTGGGCGTTGACCTGAAAGATCCAGTTTATGCGGCTAGGCTCAAGCGAGAGTTGGACATGATTGCCAGCAAGGAATTTGAGGATTATTTCTTTGTGATTGCTGACATGATTCGTTACGCCAAAGAGCACATGCTGGTTGGCCCTGCTCGTGGATCTTCTGCTGGTTCTTTGGTTTGTTACCTCACTGGCATAACTGACGTTGACCCGATTGTGCACGACCTGTTGTTCGAAAGATTCATCGACATCACCCGAGAAGATCTGCCAGACATCGACATCGACTTTCAAGATGACCGCAGAGAGATGGTTTTCCAATATCTCAGGGACAAGTACGGTGCAGAAAAAGTTGCACACCTCGGGACGGTCAGCCGCTACAAAGCCAAGAGCACAATAGCAGAAGTGGCCAAAGAGCTTGGCATACCCGCATGGGAAGTCAATGACCTGAAAGGTGCGATCATCGAGCGCAGTGGTGGTGACTCTCGTGCTGCGTTCTGCATCCTCGACACATTCAACGACCTCGACATAGGCAAGGCTGTCTTGGAGAAATTCCCGCAGATGAAAGTTGCGGCAAAGATGGAGAACCACGCAAGACACGTTGGTGTGCATGCTGCTGGCATTCTGGTGACTGAAGACCCAGTCAGCAAATATTGCTCCGTCAGTGCGCAGACTGGTGCGGCCCAGATAGACAAAAAAGACGCTGAAGACCTCAACCTGCTGAAGATTGATGCATTGGGCCTCAGAACACTCTCCGTCTTGCAGGACGTTTTGGATCAGGTTGGTTGGGTGCGAGACCAGCTGATCAAGTTTCCTCTGGAAGACAAAAAGGCATTCGCAATATTGAATGATGAGAAATATGCAGGCATATTCCAATTTGAAGGCTACGCGCTGCAAGGTGTGACCAGACAAATGAAAGTGCACAACTTTGAGGACGTTGCAGCCATCACTGCCCTAGCTCGTCCTGGACCACTCAACTCCGGTGGTACGAGCCAGTTTATCAAGCGGCACATAGGAGCAGCACCAGCGGAATATATGCACCCAATGACAGAGCCAATCACAAAGGTGACTCATGGTGTTGTGGTCTATCAAGAACAAGTCATGACCATTGGTCGGGAGATAGGCAAGCTGAGTTGGGAAGATGTTTCATTCCTGCGCAAAGCAATGAGCAAGTCTTATGGCAAAGAATATTTTGACACGTTCTGGGAGAAGTTCAAGGTTGGAGCTGCTGAGAACGGCATACCGGAAGACGTCGCGCAAACAATATGGGACAACATCAACACGATGGGATCTTGGGCGTTCAACCGCAGTCACGCAATATCTTACGGGATGGTGAGCTATTGGTGTTGTGTCTTGAAGAGCAGGTTCCCACTGGAGTATGCTGCTGCTTGCCTCCGTAATGTCAAGGATGACGACCAAGCTGTCAAGCTGTTGAGGGAAGTTGTGTCTGAGGGATTGACTTACAAGCCATTCGACAAATTCAAGTCCAAGGCCAACTGGTCAGTCCAAGACAATGAATTGATCGGTGGGTTGATAGGGATCAAAGGCATCGGCCCCAAAATGGCAGAAGACATAGAAAACAGGCGCAACCTGTCCCAACCATTGACCCCACGGCAAGAAACCCTGCTGAACACAGGCACGACACCCTATGACGATATTTTTGAGTGCGAAAGGAGATTTGGCCACATCAAGAAAGATCCCAAAGCCCACAACATCGGCTCAGCCATAACAGACATCCAAGACCTAGACGGGGACAATCCAGGAACATTCGTTTTCTTCGGCAAGCTCAAAGAGAAGAATTTGAGGGATATGAATGAAGCTGTCAACTTGGCCAAACGTGGTGGTCGCAGAGTTGATCGGAATAACCTTTGGTTGAACGTGACAGCTGAAGATGACACTGGCGCAATCATATGCACAGTCGACAGGTTCAAGTACCAAAAGATGGGCAAGCCCATTGTGGAGGATGGAAAGCTGGGTGAATGGTACTTATTCAAAGGTGTGTTGAAGAATGGGTTCAGGAAGATCTATCTTGAAAAGGTTCGTAAGATGTTGTAAATGTTGAGAGAAAAATTATTTCACTCAAAATTGAAAATAATGATTGCCTTTTCTGGCAATAACGACGATACTCTCTTTATCGGAAGGGAGAGGCCCTGACGGTTTGAGAAAGGAACTAACGATGGAACTTACAAACAACCAGACCCGAGCGATGACTGCTCTTATCAAAAGTTGCCTCGGCAACATGGGCGGCAAAACCCTTGCTGATTTGCAAGACGACCCATTCACATGGGTTGATGCCTCTGATCTCGTTGAAGCTGGCTGGGGCCAAAAAGAAGCTGAAGGCACATTCGGCTCACTGGTCGCTGCTGATTTAGTTTATCTTTATGACCAGCGTTCGGCCGACGATGGGGGCAACTTATATTCGCTGGCTGATGACTGGGATTCTCTCCGTAAATTTCACTCATAATCTAACGGTGGGGCTTCGGCCCCACCACCTCCTCAAATTTTAGAAAGGAACCAGCAAGTGACAACGATCAATGAAGCAAAAGCCAAGGCAAGGCACATCAAATATCATGTGCGCCAGCGCTTCCTAGAGCAGGAGCGGGAGGCTTATTATAAT